ATAGCAAAACTAAAGAAACCAGACATGATTGATCGTGTGCAAAATTTACTTGCACAGGGTCGTTTTTATTATCTGCCAACTGAAAACAACCTTAACTACTTTATTGAAGAACACAAGCGTTACCAGTGGGACGAAAAGACATTACATGCTGAGAAACCAGAAGTAATCAAGATAGCAGACCACACGTGTGACAACTTTCAGTATTTTGTTTTAGATAACGAAGACGTTCTAGACCTTGCATGGTAGGAGTAACTATGACAATCAGAGATAAACTACACAATTTTTTTACGAAAGGAAAAATAAGCATGGGTTTTGGAAAATCACTTGCAAACATTACTGATGACCCACGTGTCAATTTACCCGCTAGCGAAATTTTACGTATCCGTGAAGACTTAGATTACTATGCTGATGTATTCGATAACATCAAGTTCTTTAACACACTCAATCAACAGCAATCACGTAAGCCTTCAACATTATCTATCACTCATCAAGCAGCGCGTAAGTTAGCCTCAGTAATATTTAATGAGCAAGTTACTGTGTCTGTGGCAGATGAAACGATTGATGACTTTGTTAATCAGGTATTTACGGATAATTTATTCAACTTGAAATATGAAGAGTATTTAGAAACTGCCATTGCTACTGGTGGATTTGCAATTCGACCATATGTTGATAATAGTGAAATTAAGTTAGCCTGGGTACGAGCAGACCAATTTGTACCGCTCCAGTCTAATACTAATGATATTCAGTCAGCAGTTATTGTTAATCGTACAACACGGTCAGAAAATAACATGATGATTTGGTATTCGCTGTTAGAATTCCATGAATTTGACGGTGTCAGTAATGAGACAATTACAAATGAATTGTATCGTTCTAGTGATAGTCATGAAATAGGTCAACAGGTAAATTTAAGCGCTATTGATGCCTTTGCTAATTTGCCAGAGCAAGTTGTTATTAGTGATATTGTGAGACCGACATTCGCCTACTTTAAAACACCTGGTAAGAATAATAAGTCAATTGAAAGTCCATTAGGTATCGGTATTGTTGAGAATAACAAGAATGTTATCAATGCAATAAACACAGCTCAAGACCAGTTTTATCGTGAGGTTAAACTAGGAAAGAGACGGATTGCGATTGATGGTTCATTGATGAAACCTAGTGCAGCTCACTCGAATGATGACATGAATCAAGGTTACCCAGTATTTGACACTGATGACGATGTGTTCATGCAAGTTGGTAAAACAAAAGACGGTAAGCCAATTATCGAAGACCTAACTAACGATATTCGTGTTAACCAATACAGTGATGCCATACAGTTATTCATACGTGAGTTTGAAAACAATATAGGGTTATCGCAAGGAACGCTGTCAACGGACGCCACAAAGAGCACTAAGACAGCAACGGAAGTTGTTTCAGATAATAGCGACACTTATCGCACGCGTTCAAGTTACATTACTCAGGTTGAGAAGCAGATTAAAGAACTGATCATATCGATTGTTCAATTAGCTACCAAATCAGAGCTATTTGATAACGGTAAAGCCCCGTTAACTATTGATTTGGTTAATAAACCTCTAGATATTAACCTGCACTTTGATGATGGCGTATTTGTTGATAAAGATAAGCAGCTAGAAGAAGATTTAAAGGTTGCAATGGCTGGTTTCATGCCTAAAAAACAGTTTTTAAAACGTAACTATGGTTTGAGCGATGATGATGCAGATGATTGGTTGAAAGAATTGCAAGCTGAAGCGCCTGAAACTGATAATATGACTAGTCAGCAAGCTAATCTACTAGGTGGCAATGATGGGGGCGATGATGAATGATTACGCCAAACTCAATGCAACAGCAAGCCGATAAAATCAGTGATATTTACGCCAAATTGGAACAAGATATCTTCAAATTGCTGATAAATGTAGTAAAAGGTAGTGATTGGGACAAAATAAACGCTGATAATGCGCTCATGTGGCAGGTAGAACAGCTCAGTAAGATGAATTCGCTGACCAAAGACGTCATTAAAATTTTGGCCAAAGCTAATAAGGTTTCAGAACCAGAATTAACTCACTTGATTCAGCGTAACGGTTTACAAATTGTCAATGAAATTGATAGTCAGTTACAAAAGACGATGAATAAGAATGTTGCGGTCGGTGCTGATACAGCCAATATGTTGGATTCAATTATGCGCCAAACGTTTCTTGACATTAACAACAACGTTAATCAAACATTATTGGCTACCAATTACGAAAATAACGCAGCTATGAAGACGTTTCAAAGTATAGTTAAGCAATCAACACTAGAAGTAACAAGTGGTCTTAAAACGCCTGAAAAAGCTGTCAAAGATAACATCTATAAATGGGTTGAAAAGGGTATTCAGACTACACTAGTTGACAAAGGTAATCATGGCTGGTCATTAGAAAGTTACTCAAGGTTAGTAGTTAATGCTACAGCACACAGGACATTTAATGACTTGCGATTAAAACGTATGCGTGATTATGGTATGGGACAAGCGATTATGAGTTCTCACATTGCAGCAAGACGTGCCTGTGCTTTTATACAGGGTAAAGTTGTCAATGTCGTGACAAGCGACAATGAGGCCTACAATCCAAAGTATGACAGCATATATAATCATGGCTATGGCAAGCCACAGGGCACACAAGGTATTAATTGTAGCCACACCTTGACACCGTTTGATCCAGACGTGAACACTGATGTTACTGAAAAACAGTATGATCCAGACGAAGCTATGAAGCGTGGCGATGAACAACAAAAGCAACGTAATATGGAACGTGCTATTCGTAACAGCAAGAAGAAATTAGCAGCTGCTGAACAACTGAATGATACTGAAATGATTTCAAAAATGAAATCACAAATATCCAATCAGCAAAGTAATTTACGTGATTTTATTAGTGATAAAAATTATTTAGGTCGTGATTATTCACGAGAGCAAGTTTATAGCAATTAATTATGTGGACCTGAGCAAGTCCCTTATAAAAGGCTTTTTTAAGTTCAAAAAATTCGGTGACGTTACACCGTAAAAACACGAAGGAGATTTTTATGAACAGGGATACATTGCAAAAGTTTGGTCTATCAGACGAACAGGTAAACCAAGTCATGGCTGAACATGGTAAGGATTTGGAGAAGTCAAAGGGCGCTGAGAGTGAATTAGAACAGTTGAAACAACAAAATACTGATCTAACATCACAAATCACTGAACGTGACAAGCAACTCAAAGACTTATCAGGTAAGGCAGGTGACAATGAAGAACTTCAAACTCAAATCAAGGCACTGCAAGACCAAAACAAGCAAGCTAAGAATGATTATGAAGCAAACATTGCCACATTGAAGCGTGATGGCGCTATTGAACTAGCTTTGCGTGAAGCTAAGGCTAAGAATCCAAAAGCTGTTAAGGCTTTGTTGAACGGCGACAACATTACGATTGATGATGACGGTGTGCATGGTCTGAAAGAACAACTTGAGCAATTACAAGAAAGTGATGGTTATCTATTTACTGCCGAACAAGAAGGTGCAAAGCCAGGTGTTAAGATTACTGGTTCTGGCAATCCTTCCGGTGGTTCAAACGAGGTACCAAAGCTTAGCGAATTGTCATACAAACAAGCGCTTGAACTTAAGAGCTCTAATCCAGAGGTCTACGAACAGGCGGTTGCACAAAATAAAGGAGAATAATTCATGGCAAATGATTTAACTACATTGGAACAAATGATTGACCCAGAAGTGATGGGTGAGATGATTCTTGCACAACTACCAAAGGCAATCAAGTTTGGGGCTATTGCACCTATTGACGATACTCTATCGGGTCGCCCTGGTGATACAATTACAGTTCCTCGTTGGAAGTATATTGGTGATGCGCAAGACGTTGCCGAAGGTGCAGCGATTGATTATGAACAGCTGACTAACTCAACTGACACATTTACAGTTAAGAAAGCCGGTAAGGGTGTTCAATTAACAGATGAAGCTGTATTGTCTGGCTACGGTGATCCAGTTGGTGAAGCAACTCGACAAATCACAATGTCTATTGCCGCTAAGTTAGATAATGATACTGTTGCTACTGCAGCAAAGTCACGACTAACATTAGCTAGTGCTGATTTTACAAAGTTAGACTTTATTGATGATATTGAAGCTGCATTCATTGATGATACATCTGACAACAACTTTGAAGGTGATGATGGTAGTGCACAAGGCGTTATCTACATGAATCCAAAAGACGTTAACAAAGTCCGTAAAGCTGCTGCATTTGATTGGGAACGTGCATCACAATTAGGAGATTCAATTCTATCCACTGGCGTGTTTGGTGGTGTATTGGGTTGGCAGTTTATT